ATCAACGGATTTTTGCGGAGAGCGGCGAAACCAAACGGGACCGGCCGGAAAGCCGGGGAAGAGCGCGGAGCGGCCCGGACTCCGGTGGGATACTGGCGAGGATGGTGGCGCGCACAAATCGGACGGCAACCCGGCGCACCGTGGTCGCGCTCAAGGCCGGAGGCCGCCTAGAGCTAGCCGATGAGGCCGCCGTTACCCTCGCCATGACTACGGCCACCCTCTTGGATGAGGCCATAGCGACCGGGGAGAAAGGCTACGCCGCGGCCCAACTCGCTCGCGTCCACCTAGCGGCCGTCAACGCGCTTACCGGAAAGGCCGACCATGACAACGACCCCGGCCTCTCGGACGTTATCGCCGCGTTGTCGACCCCGATGGGCAACCCCGAGGTCACCTAACCGGCCCACCCTCGCCACCCGAGCGGTAAAGCTAGCGGCCGCGGCCGGGTTTGGCCTCATGCCTTGGCAATCCGAGGCCTTGGCTCTTGGCTTAGAGGTCGACCCGGCCACCAACCTCCCGGCCTACCGGGAGGTCCGGGTATCGGTGCCGCGCCGGAGTGGCAAGACGACGCTCTTCCTAGCCCTACAAGTGGACCGGTGCCTTGGGTGGGGTCGGCACCAACGGTGCCTCTACTCGGCCCAATCCCGCCAAGATGCCCGTAACAAGTGGGAGGAGCAAGTAGAGCTACTACGGGAGAGCAAGCTAGGCGGCCTCTTCACCACCCGGCGCCAGACGGGCCTAGAGCGGACCGTTTGGACTCCTACCGGTAGCACGGTGGCCATAACCGCCACCGGCGATACCTCCGGCCACGGCTTTGACCTCCACCTTGGGATGGTGGATGAGGCTTGGGCCATCCCGGACTCGCGCCTAGTCCAAGCCTTTCGTCCCGCCATGATGTCGATACCCTCGGCCCAACTATGGATTACGAGCACCATGGGTACCGATGAGTCCCTATGGTTTAACGACCTCGTAGACGACGGCCGCGCCCGGGTAGAGGCCGGGGAGACCTCCGGCGTTGCCTATATCGAATACTCGGCCGGGGACGACGATGACCCGGACGACGCCGAGACTTGGTGGCGTTGTATGCCCGCGCTCGGCCATACCGTCGACCTCGCCACCATCCAAGCGGACCACGATGCCCTAGACCCGGCCGAGTTTGCCCGGGCCTACCTCAACCGGCGGGCGCCCGGAGGCCGTCCCGTTATCGACGCGGCCAAGTGGGCCGCGTGCCGCGACAGCACGAGCCAACTCCGCGGCTTGCCGTCGTTTGCCATTGACACAACGGCCGACCGGTCGGCCTCTTGCATCGGCGTAGCGGGATGGGCCGCTGTCTACACCGGTAGTCACAGCTCGAGCGAATCGAACATACGTTCGGCCGGCCCGAACGGGCGTTCGGTCCATGTAGAGGTCGTAGACCACCGGCCCGGGACCGAGTGGGTGGTTGACCGGCTTACCGAGCTATGCCAACGGTGGCAGCCTCTCCCGGTCGTTGTCGACCCCGCGAGCGCGGCCGGGTCGTTGCTGGTCGACCTGGCGGCCGCGGGCATACCGACCATGACGGTATCGGCCCGGGAGTATGCCTTTGCTTGTGGCCAGTATTACGACGCGGTCGCGGACCGGGCCTTGTGCCACCTTGAGCAACCGGACCTAAACGCGGCCGTCAAGTCGGCCCGGAAGAGACAACTAGGGGAGGCTTGGGCTTGGGCGCGCAACCGGACGACGGACATTACCCCACTCGTCGCCACCACCTTGGCATTGTGGGGCTTGGTGAAAACGGGCCAAGGCAACCCCCAAATCTTGTGAGCCGCCTCTTAGACTCTTGGCCGGTGTTAGTCCAAGCGGCCGGAGTGGCGTTCATTGCCGTTGGGTTTGGCTTACTGGCGGTATGGGCCGGGTTTGCCATAGGCGGCCTCGGCCTTACCCTCATGGGCATAGCCGGTGAGCTATCCCGGCCTCCGAGGCCTCACTAATGGGCTTGGCCGCCTTACTCACGCGGTCATCGCCTAACGTCCAACCGGCCTCTACCGCCTCCCCGGTCATGGGACCGGACCAATGGATGAGCGGCCCGGAGCAAACTTGGCCACCGACTACTACCCTCCCGGCGCCTACCGAGGCCTCGGCCTTGGCGGTACCGGCCTTTTGGCAATGTCACAGCTACGTCACGAGCACGGTCGGTATGTTGCCGGTGACGGTCTTTCGAGATACCGACGCGCTAGACCCGCAACCGGGCATTATCCGCCAACCGGACCCCAACCAAACCCCCATGAGTTTTTGGGCCGGGGTTGTGTCCGCGCTCACCCTCTACGGCAATAGCGTCAACCTCATAACGAGCCGCGACCGGTACGGCTACCCGTTGACGGTCAAGCCGATTCACCCCACCCTCTCGGCTGTCCGGTTTATGGGCAACCCCATGGCGCCGAGCATTGCCGCGTGGTACATCGCGGGCCAGATATACGACCCCACCGAGGTATGGCATATCCGTAGCCACAAAGGCCGTACCGGATGGCCGCTCGGCCGAGGCCTCATAGATACGACCTCCGACGCTATCGCTATGGCCTTGTCGCTACAGAGCTACGCCGCGTCGTTTTTCAACAACTCCGGGGTACCGCTCGGGATACTCAAAATCCACCGGCCGGAGATAACCCAATCTCAAGCCGACGATGCCCGGTCCCGTTGGATTAACAAATACTCCGGCGCCAACTCGGTCGCGGTGCTCAACGAGCTAACGGATTTTACCCCGGTGGCCTTTCGGCCCATTGACTCCCAAATGATAGAGAGCCGGGGAGAGAGCCGTATTGATATGGCCAACCTTTGGTCGTTGCCTCCGACCAAGCTAGGCGCGCCGGTGGCGGGTGGGACCTACCGCAACGCGGAAATGGAAGAGGTACAAGCCCGAAACGACGCGGTCGCGCCATGGACCGCGCTACTTGAGCAAGCTATCTCTATCGACCTCCTACCCCGAGGCCAGCGGGCCGCGTGGGACTTGGCCGCCTCGCTCCGGACCGACACCCTTAGCCTCTACCAAGCCTACCAAGCGGCCTTGGGTGGTCCCGGGCCTACGAGCCAATGGGTACTCGTAGACGAGATACGAGCGCGCCAAAACCTTGACCCCATGGCCATTAGCGAGGCCGAGTTTGCGGCCGAGGTCAAGGCGGCCGGGATTGAGGTCGCGGCCGAGGTCGTATCCACCGCGCCACCGGTCGCGGGATTGCCTCCGGCCATGGAGGGTGGGCCGGACTCGTCCCAACCTTTCCCGGCCGGTGGGCCGGAGACCACCAACCAAGGCGCGCCCGGTAGCCCGGGCGCGGTCCAACCGTCGACCAATGGAGCGGCCAAGTGAGCTACCGCCAACCAACCGGGCAACTACTCATTACTTGGTGCCAGCAAGGCCTAGAGCTACGGGACGTTTGGAGTACGGCCTACGTCAACGACCTCCCCGACTCGGCCTTTATCTACATACAACCGGGCGGGACCAAGACGGGCGGCAAGACCGATGGAGCACATCGTTACTTCCCCTACAAGGATGCCTCCGGCAAGATCGACGTACCCCACTTGAAAAACGCCATCGCCCGGATACCTCAAGCCTCCACCCTCTCGGCCGACGAGCGCGCCCAAGCCATGAAAAAGGCCAAGGCCTTGGTCGCCGCCCACCCGGATATAGGTGGCGGGACAACCTCCGAGTACCAAGGCACGGCCGGTAGCGGCCGCTCGCGCCGGTTTGCTGGCACCATGCCGGAAGAGCTAATGGGCCTCCAAACCCGGACCTACGAGTTTGCGGTAGAGCTACGGGAGGCCGGTGACGGCCGGACCTTGTGCGGCGTTGCCGTACCGTACGGCTCGACCACCAATATCCCCGGTGGGTTGGAGCGTTTCATGCCCGGTGCCTTTGCGGCGCAAATCGGTAGCGGCAACGTCGGCCGGGTCAAGTTTTTTGACAATCATGACGATGCCATCGCGGGCCGCCACCCAATCGGCAAGACCTCGCTACTACGGGAGAGGTCGGACGGCCTCTACGGTGAGTGGCCGCTGTACCAAACCGCCAAGGGTAACGACGCGCTAACGCTCGTCCGCGAGGGTGCGGTAACGGGCCTCTCAATCGGGTTTAAGGCCTTGGACGGCGGTACCCGGCGCGGTGCCGATGGCGCCTACGAGCGGCACGCGGCCCACCTTGACCATGTGGTACTAACCTCCCAACCGGCCTACGTTACGGCCGGGGTCATGGCGGTACGGACAACAGCAACCCCCCTCGGCGCCTACCGCCGTGACCTCTTCCGCGCCCGAGCGATACTTGACCGGGTGGCCGCGGGCCTCTAGTGCGGGTTGTCTGTCCCTATACGCCGCTCGGGATATACCCCGAAACGCTCACGGCTCTTAACGAGTCCGGCTACCCGTACGACCTCGTAGACGTATCGGGGTCGGATACCGCCTATGCCGACCTCGTAGAGCGGCTATGGGCCGAGGGCGCGGATTTTCTCCTAGTGGAGCATGACATAGTGCCTACGGCCGAGGCCGTGGCGGCCATGGCCGATTGCCCTCGGCTTTGGTGCGCCAATCCCTACCCGGTCAACCACCAAGTAGGGGAGTGGATTATCGGCCATGGCTTTGCCCGCTACCGGGCCGAGCTAATGGCGGCCGAGCCGGACGCGGCCGAGGCCGCGGGCGTGGCCATGCTCGGGCAACGGTGGCCGCTCCGGCATTGGGCATGCATTGACTCCCGGCTAGCTCGGGTACTCATGAGCCGACCCGGCCCGGGTGGGCGCCCGTACGAGCCGCACCGGCACCAACCACCGGTCGGTCACCTCCATTTGGTCTGAGACCTCCTCCTAGGATGCCCGCATAACCCCGCAACTAGACCGGGATGGGTGTAGGGTGCGGCCGTAGTCGACCCCAAACCGTGCCGACCCCGGCCATAGCCGGACCCGGCCAGCGTTGGACCCGGCCCGGACGTTATCCGAGCGCCGCGCGTCCCGGTGCCACTGGCCGAAAGGCAAACGGCAATGAATCGACTCATGGAAAGACTCGCGACCGACTACCGCGGCCTTACCGAGCAGTACGAGGCCATCTTGAACCGGTGCGCGGAAGAGGGTAGAGACCCGACCGACCAAGAGGCCGCCAACCTTGACGGCCTCCGGGCCGAGATGCAACCACTTGGCGACCGGCTGGTAGAGCTACGGGAGACCGACGAGCGTAGGTTTGCGGCTGTCCGGGCAATGTCCGACGCGCCCGAGGTACCCGAGTCCGGCAACCTCCCCGTTGTCCGGGTCCACTCCGAGCCGGACGTTTACCTACCTCCGGACGCGCCCGGCCGTCAGTGTTTCTTCCGCGACCTCTTGCATGCCCAAATGGACCGCGACCCCGATGCCCAAGCGCGCCTAGACCGTCACAACCTCCAACTCCGGGCCATGGGTACCACCGGCACCGGACCTGGCGTTGTCCCACCGGTGTGGCTCTTTAACGAGTTTGCCATCATTGCCCACGGTGCGAGGCCTTGGGCCGACACCCTCCGGCGAGTGGGCATCACCGATGCCAACCCGGTCAACCTCGGCCGCCAAGTGACCCCGGGCGCGGCTATCACCGCTCAAGCCTCCGAGGGTGCGGTACCCAACGACGGCTCGTTTAACGCCAACGTCTTGACCACCAACCCGGTCACCTACACCGGCAAGGTTGACGTGTCCCGCCAACTCGTCGACGGGTCCAACCCGGCCATTGACGGCATTATCTATGCCGATTGCATGGGCAGCTACAACGAGCAGATAGAGCAAGCCGTGGTCAATGCCTTTGAGGCCTTGGTGGCCGGTACCACCATGGGGTTTAGCATCACCTACCCCGGGTCACCGGCCTACGCCAACCTCCCCGATGCCTTTACCGACGCGGGCGCGTCCATTATCAAACGACGCAAGGCGCCTCCGAAAGTGGTGCTCATGAGCACGGGCGCGTGGGCCTTTCTCGCCAAGCAAAAAGACCAACAGGGTAGGCCGCTCGTGACCACCGGCCAGCATGGGCCGATGAACGCGTACGGCCTTGGCGACGCGGTGACTTACGGCCAAATCGCGGGCGAGGTCAACGGCCTCCAATGCATCGCGTCTTGGGCCGGAGTGGATAACCACATTTACGTCCTAAAGGCCGACGACTCAATCTTGTTGGAGTCGTCAACCTTTAACTTCCGCTACGAGGAGGTCTTAGGCCCGTCGGCTATCCGCCTCGGTGTATGGGGTTACGCCGCGCCGGTGCTCGGCCGCTACCCGAGCGGCATTGGCCAAATCAACGCCGGTACCACCATCCCGGCACCGGCCGAGGTAGCCGAGCCAACCGGTGGCGAGGTCGGACCGGGGAGCGGAGAGGGTCCGGGTACCCCCAAGGCTCGGAGGTAGTCGGCCCATGGCGGCCGCGTGGCCAGCACTCCAAGACGTGAAAAACGTCTTACGGCTCGGTACCGATACGTCGGACGATGCCGTAGTGAGCGCCAACCTCGCGGCCGCCATCCAATGGGTGGCCAACCAATGCATGGCCGCCTACGTCACCCCGGGGACGGCACAGTTTTTGCCGGACTCGTTGTTTACTGCCGCGCAATACGAGGCCGCGAGGCTTTACCGTAGGCGCGACAGCGTAGACGGCACGATTGGTTGGGGAGACCTTGGCGTAGTCCGGGTCGGTCCCAAAGACCCGGACATAGCGACCCTCATGGCGGCCTACCTAAATGTCGTCGTATGAGCTGGCAACGGGCGCCGGTGGCCTCGGCCTTGGTGGCCATGATTACTCCGGTGGTTGGCGGGATAAAGGTTTTCCCGTCGCCACCGGAGCTAATCAACGGTCCGGCCGTCGTCGTCTCCCGGCCTACCGCGGTGGTCTACAACACCGTTGGCATGGGCATAGACGAGGCCGAGCTACCGGTTGTGATTGCCTCCGGGGTAGAGCAAGAGGCCAACGTAGACGCGCTCAAAATCCAAGTCCGGCACGCCATAGAGGCCGACCGGACCCTACAAGGCTCGGTCGCGGATGCCCACGCGACCGGCGAGCGAAACTGGCGCAACTTGACCGGCGCCGGTGGTACCCAACTCTTGCTCGTAGAGCTTGTCCTACAAATCAGAATGTGAGGTAAGCCATGCCCAATGCCGTCAAAGAGCCACCCGCGGTTGAGCTATTCGCGGGCAACCCCGGGGATGCGTCGCCACCGGCCGTCACCGCGCCGCTTATCCTCAACAACGCTTACTTTGAGCTAGCCGGGGTCAACCTCCGGTGCACCGTCAAGCATCTTGAGGCCGCGTACGCGGAAAACAAGTTGGTCACGGTAACGACGTTTTGTAACGAGACCGACTACCCCGGAGTCGTCAAGTACCACCTACGGGTCACGTTCTACCAAGATTTTTCGGCCGGGTCGGTATGGGCCACGCTCTACGCGGCGTACCAAAACTACCTCAACAACGGTACCCCGGTTAACTTCAAGGCCCGGGGTAACGCCAACCAACCGACGAGCAACACCAACCCGCAAGTATCCGGCTTTTGCATCCCGCAAGCACCAACCATGATGGTGGGCGACGCGGGCGCGGCCTCCGAGTGCCAGATTGATTGGAACTTGACCGGGCCTCCGACCATTGATACCGGCACGGTGGCAGCGGCCACCGCGGTGGCGGGCGCGCCCGGTTACTACACTCCGAGTGGCGCCCAAATCCCGGCCAACCTGGCCGCGCTGGCCACTGTCACGGCCTCCCCGGCCGCCACTTGGGCCAGCGGCCAGTACGTCATTACCGGGGATTTGACGGCCAACTATTGGAATGGGACCGCGTGGACGGCCGGTAAGCATCCATGACCGACGCGGCCGAGCTAGTAGGCGGCCAAGCGTTGTTAAAAGACCTCTCGGCCATGGCCGCGGCCAATGGTGCGCTGGCGCGCAACTTGACCGAGGCCGGTAAGCAAGTGGGCAACCCGGTCGCGGCCGTGACCCGCGGCGCCTTGCCACAAGTGTCCGGCCGCCTGGCCGGTGACGTACGGGTAGAGGTCGATAGTGACGGACCGGGCGCGGATGTGGTCATGGGCCGCTCAAGCCTCCGGTACGCCGGGTGGATTGAGTTTGGCGGCCATCGGCGCGTACCCCACCCGAGCTACCGGGAGTACGACCCGAGAGGCCGCTACTTGTGGCCCAACGCCATAACCGTACCGGCCAAGGCCGTCACGGCCTTTAGCGCGGCCACCCAAAAGACCCTAGACGGCTACCCATGGTCTAACCGCGGTGCCGACCCCGGGAGTATCCATGACTGACAACGAGCAACAACGGTACCCGGAGGTCTTAGAGAGACCACTACCGACGTTGGTAACGGTGAGCCAAGCCTTTGCCTCCCGCATCCCGAGCCAACGGGTACAAGATGCCTTGTCCCGGGTTGAGGGTGGCTCGTTTGCCGACATTGCCCAAGCCTCCCCGTTTCGGCTCGTTGCCTTTCGCGCCTTGGTGCGCGACTACCCCACCTACGACGTAAATGCCTTGTGGTTGCATAGCTACGACGTAGAGGTAGAGGTAGCCGAGCCGGACCCTACACAAAACGGCAATACGACGACCTCGCCGCCTTTTGCCGTTACTACAGAATGACCCCGGCCGAGGTCGACGCGCTAGAGGATGAGGCATGGGCCGCCATGGTCCGGCTCATGCAACGCGAGGCCGAGGCCATACGGTCGCGGAGTGGCTAGGTGGCCGAGTCGCCATCGGTCGCGGTCCGTATCCTGGCCGACCTTAACGGCCTCAAAAACGCGGTCGCGGGAGTAGCCGGTCACGCTCAAGATATGGCCGGTAAGATGGGGTCGGCCTTTCACTCGGTCCTAGGCACGCTCAACCAAACCGGGGTACTCGGCCCGTTTGGCGAGGCCTTGGACAAGGTAGGCGCCGGGGTAGAGGCCTTGTCCGAAAAACACAAGGCCATGAGCACCACCCTCATGGGGGTTGGTGCCGCGGCCGTTGGCGCCGGTGCTGTTCTATCCGAGATGGGGTCCAAAGACCAAGCGGCCCATGCCCAACTCAAGCAAGCCATAGACGCGACCGGCAAGAGCTACGACGACTACGCCGGACAGATAGACAAGGCCGTCAAGCACCAGGAAAACTACGGCCACACCGCGAGCCAAACCCAAGATGCCTTGCGCATCATGACTCAAGCCATGGGAGACCCGGCCAAGGCATTGCAATACTTGGGTGAGGCCTCCGACCTGGCGGCCGCCAAGCATGAGTCGTTGGACGCGGCCGCAACCCAACTCTCCCGTACCTACAACGGTGCTAACAAGTTGCTCAAAGAGTTTGGGGTTGAGACGTTGCCCAAGGCCTCGGCCGAGCAAAAGGCCTTGGATACGGCCACCAAGGCGGCCGGTGCGGCCGTCAATGCCCAAGCGGCCGCGCAACAACACTTGGCCGACGTACACGCGTTGCTCGCGGGCAAGACTCACCTAACCACCCAAGAGCAAATCACCTTGCGGGATGCCAACGACAAGCTACAAGCGGCCAACCTGGCCGTCATCACCACTCACAACCAAGTCGTCACCGCGCAAGACAACGTAAGCAAGTCGGCCAACAACCAAGCAACCACCATGACCGAGCTAGGCAACAAGATTAAAGGCCAAGCGGCCGCGGCGGCCGATACTTGGTCCGGCAAGCTAGACGCGCTCAAGGCCAAGATAGAGGACCACATAGCCACTCTCGGCCAAAAGTACGGTCCGGCTATCTCGGCCGCGGGCGCGGCCATGACCGGCATGGGCGCGGTGCTGCAACTCATGCAAGCGTTGCATCTTGCCGACGCGGCCGGGTGGTTGCTGGACGCGGGCGCGGCGGGGGC